TCAAATTTTAATTCTGGTCGTTCACCGCTTTGGTCGTAATAAGATGCGTAAATTGGAGTAAATGATGGATCAATAGATCCTGCATTGCTTGCCAAGGTTGATGGTTTCAAATATGAACTTACATCAACGCCAAAATTAGCTTGTGCGCCTTTTAAAATGTCAGCATCGCTATAGCCTAATTTTCGAGCATCAGCAATAGCATTTTGGATTTCTTGTGGCGTTTTACTTGGCGTACCAATAAGAGCGTCAATAAATGCTGAATCTGGCATGATCTTCCTTACACATTGTAGTAAGGCATCTTGTACGCCTTACCATTTACCGTAACATTGACAAACCCAACTGGTGCTGCTGGTAGCGATCCGGTTCCCGCTGTGGCCGTGTCTGAGCTTGAAAAATTCAACAAATTAAGAAACCATTGCGCCCAGGCTCGAGTGGGGCGGTTCGTTATCTTGTCCAAGAATTCAGACTGAGGATAGGTCTGATTCTGTGGAGTGTTCGATAACGCTGCCATCAGCTGTCCCCCGCCGAGGCTTTCAGATTGGCAGAAATAATGACCGCTTTTATTGGATCAGTCACTACCACTTCAAAGACTCGATCCCTGGCCGTTCCAAGTCTGCGCCAGATTGCCCTGTTCCTGTAGCGTCCAATTCCGCCAATGGCCGTCCAGTATTCCTTTGACCAGGTGCTGCCTCCATCATTGGACCATCTGAGCATGGCCTGGGGATAGGTTGTTGTATCCGTGGTGTTTATCAGGTTGACATTGCCCAAAATTACCGTGTCCAAAGGGCCAATTATCAGGCTTGTATCAGCGTAAATTGTATACGGTGATTGGATCGTAATCCCGGCAGTAGGGATAGAGAATCCTGTGGTCCCAATGCCTGGTTGAAATTGGATTTGAAGCTCGTCAAAATACTGCCTTTGGAAGTCAGCAACCAGGTGCGGAGCTCGTCTTAGTCTACGGATTTCGTGACCATCATCGGTATAGACATTGTTGTCCAGCTCGTAGAGCTTGCCGTTTTCGTAGTCTCCGACAATGACCAATCCCTGGAAGAGAGCACAGCAGTTCCCCCGGTGACGATGAAACACATTAGCATCATCCACATAAAGCCACTTGTGCCACATATCCGTGGTGTCATCATAAACCCAGGTCAAGTCCAAAGTGGGGAAGGTGACCACATAGCACTCGTGGCCCTCGAGCTGGTAGGTCCAAGCAATTGCATCATCAATGTATTGGTTGACCAGCGTGTTCTCTACTGCATGGTTGGATATCCTCTTTGGAAGATAGCCGTCCATCTTCATGATCTGGGCCTGTCCTCTAAGATTTCTGGAAACATAAGCAAACGAATTGCCAACCCTGGTCAAAGAGAAAACAGAAGCAATGCCGTGCTGAGTAGAAGTTCCCGGAATTCGTTGGAATGGGAAAGGAACCGCGCCCACATCAATCCAAACTTCGGAGGAGTTTTCACCAAGAAGGTAAACTTCCCGGTGATCCACAATCAACGACACAAGGTTGTCAGGTGATCCGTCTTTGGAAGCAAAACTCAAGGCCGGTGAAATTGGACTTAAAGCATCAGATGCGCCAAATTGTTGGGTTGAAGGATGGTTGTAGACAAAATAATTGTCTACGGTATCAACCGTATTTGCACCAGAAAACGCTCCATCTGTGCTAGGAATCTGAGTGAAATTAAGCGCATACATGGTCTCGGAAGAAACATTCTGTGATCCGCTAACCGTGTAGGTTCCTGTGCTTCCAGAGCCTGTCCCAAAGGCTTTAATCATGGTGTTGACTGCTACCCCTGCTCCTTGGATTGTCTGTCCAAGGTAAAGCGTTCCAGAGGCCACCGCTGTCACATTAAGAATGGTCGGAGCGTAAGAGTAGGTCAATCCTGTTGGCGTTCCAATTGTTGTCGTGATTGCTGTTCCACCAGAAGTTGCAGACAGAGTAAAAGTCGTTGAACCGTTGGTGGCGATCAGGTAGTAAGTGGTTGGGTTTACATATCCAACGATGGATCCGGTCCCGCCGTAAGTCCCGCTGATCGTAAGAGCATTCCCAATGGCCAGGGTAATCGGAGCTGCTGAACAGGTGAAAGTTCCAGCAAGTCCAGAGATAGCAACGCCACTTAGCGTTCCGCCAATAGTAGCGGTAATTGTTGCTCCGACAGCTGCCGTGCTCATTACTTCGCTTGCGACAGTCTGGGACAGGTTGATTGTGTAAGTTCCAACGCCTCCAGATCCGCTTCCCAAAGCTGTGATTACGGTTTCTCCAGAAATTCCAACCCCAAAAAGTTGCTGAGAAATACCGATTGTCCCGTTAGAGACACTTGCTACCGTGAGAGTCGTAGCAGAGACAGATCCGGTAAAGATGGCGGTTGATGGAGTAGAAATCCTCCAGGTGTACCGATAAGCTCCGTCAACGATGTAGACATTGACGCCGTTATCAGTAATCCCAACCCGCCCGGTACTGGTGTTGAGGAATCCAATGATTGATGGCGTCAGGCTCGAGGTCAAAGAGTAAACATAAGGACCAGAGACCGCAATCAATTGAGCTCCACCAGAAACCGTTCTAAGTCCGCGAACCTCTCCAGCGTTTAGTAAGGCCAGAGCAGTCAGTCCTGGCGTTGGGTAGAGAGCAACAATTCCGCGCTGGCCAGGAGCTTTCAGCGGATCAATTTCTGCCCGAAAATTGATGCACTCCTGGGCATCTTGATAGATGCTTGGGGCTTCGTAGCTTGGACCAACAAATCCAAAATCAGGCATAAATTACCTAAAAAAGCCACCAGACAGAATCCAACCTGCATCCTTTGCTCTTCCAACAAGCAGACTGTCAGGATAGCGTGCAGTCTGAACCGGGCTCATGTTAGTGCGTTTGAGTGTTGCTTTTGCTTGGCCAGAAAATGTCTGAATCATTGAAATTTGGGTCGCATTGTTCTTGCCATACATCGGCATCAATCGCTCGGCCAAACACCATCTGAGAGCCATTGTGTAGCCCTGTGGAAGATTTATTGTGTCGAATTGAGTTACAAACCGAGCAAACAAAGTCTCGGCAAACATATGCATCTCGCCCTGGCTCGGATTTGGCCATAGGAACAAATTCCCAGAATCTTCTCCAGCGTTGAAGTATAGTCCTTTTGGCCAGGGACCACTCATTGTTTTGAGGCCGATCATCTCATAGTCATCCAGAGCCAGGATAGCCACCGGGTAGTCTAGGCCACCATTGATAATTGGCATTCCGTTCGAATTCGTGTTGATGCGAACAAAAGCAGAAGTGATTCCAAGAGGCTTTTGGTAGTAGGCCGTGATTGCTGTAGACGATACGGTCTGGCTAACATTGAGGTTGTAGGTTCCAACTTCGTTCACATTGCCACCAGCTCCGGTTCCAAAATTGACAATCTTGGTTCCAGCTGTGATCCCTGTTCCACTTAAAGTTTGACCTTGTACGATGGCGCCAGAGCTGATGCCTGTAACCGTTAAAACCGTTCCAGCAATGGATCCGGTAAACGATGCTCCAACAAAGTTTAGAGTGCTTGGATTGGGTCCGATGGTGTACTGGACCTGGCCAGAGATCACAGGAAAGATGATTTCGCTTACATTGAACACCATCATGTTCTCATTGGACCATTGGTCTATGAGGTCATTGAGCATATCAAAAGCGTCTTGGGCAGCGTCTGGTGAAGGAGTCTCCCCCGCTTCTAGTGCGCCAATGTCTTTGAGCGATCTGCTGATGATGTCAATTGGCGTTGTCATTCTTTATCCTAGAGTGAAAACCTGGGGCATCCAAGGAGCAACAACAGGTTTCTGGTTCGCGTCCAACTGCTCTTGTAGTCTGGATTTTATGACGCATTTGCCATCGCGCATAGAGGTAGCTTCGATCCAACCAACAATCATTTCTTCGGTCACAGACTCAAAAGGAATCGTGGCATCTCCAGAAAAATCCCAATAGCCTTCTGTTTCTACTGAATCATCACCTTTGGTGGCCAACACATGGTATTTGGCCCTAGTAATAACACTTTCAGTAGCATAGACTTCTGTGATTGACCATTTCATATGTTTACCAAGGCAGCGGCAATTGCTTTCACTTTAGCAATGTCAACGGCAGAGATTGGCTGGAAACCTTCAGACAGGAGCCCAGTGGTAACAGTAACCTGTACGCCATCTACAACGCTAATTGACTGTGAAGACATTGCTGCTGCCACTACTGCGTCGATATCAGAGTTACAAGGGAACGATACATAATGAACCCCTAGCCTATCCCCATCAGATGAATACTTACGCATTCTTAGGAATATCTCTCCATCAGATGTTGTTTCAATTCCGTCGAATACTAATGTTTTTGCCATGATTTGTCCTTAAAATAATGAATAAGTGATGTTCTGCGAGGGCCATCCTTTTGTACCGGAGTTGGTAAAGTTCGCCCCATCTGCGGTTTTGTAGAAAGTCATCGTCCCAGTAGTTCCCATATACCCAATGCTCACGCTATTAACGCCTACATCTTGTACCGTCGATAGTGCGACAACATTTGCTACAGCGGGACGCAAAACCGCTGGAACTCCTGTGATGGTCATTGCAACGCTATTACTCGTAGCAGTAAGAGCTGAGTTTATTGCTAGTGTTATAGTGTTCCCAGTTTTAACATAGTAAATCGTTCCTGTTGGTGAAGTGGTGCATCCAGTCAATGTGCCTGTAAAGCTACCTTCACGGTAATCATCCAGCGTGTTGGCATCGGTGCTTGCGGATTGGGTTGCGGGGAAACTAACGCCTGCTCCACTTGTTGATGGAGTTGCGCCACCAACGGCAATTGTTGTTGATGCTGTTAGTCTAGTACCGTCTGTTGTAACGCCAGAAATGCCGCCAAATGCTCCTGCGTTGTTGTACTGGACTTGAGTTGTGGAGCCGCCGGGAGAACCGCCAGCAGCCGCAATCGTAATTGCACCAGAAGCATTGGTAATAGTGACGTTTGTCCCAGCAGTCAGCGTTGCACGGGTAAAGCCTGTGCCGTTACCAATGTCCAAAGCGCCATTTGCAGGCGTTGTTTGTAGCCCTGTACCGCCATTGGCTACTGGAAGCGTTCCTGTTACGCCTGTAGTTAGAGGCAAACCAGTAAGATTGGTAGCCACTCCGCTTGCTGGAGTTCCAAGCACCGGAGCCACCAAAGTCAATGCTGTACCGTTAGTGGTAGCGCCTGTAATGCCGCCAAATGCCCCGGCATTGTTGTACTGAACTTGAGTAGTGGAGCCGCCTGGTGCTGTAATCGCCGATGCAAACGACAGCGTTCCAGATCCGTCAGTTTTCAAAAATTGGCCACTTGTTCCATCTGCGCTTGGAAGAGTCAGGCTTACCGTTCCAGCAATGTTTGGACCTACAAAGTTAAAAGATCCCCCGGCTGTGGCTTGAAAGACTAGAGTTCCCATGATGATTCCTTATGCCGCAATGATGAGTTTGTTTGCCGTCAAAGCCCCGGTGCTAGGGTTGTATTTTAGCTTGGTAGAGGAGACTGTTTGCGGCAAATTGCCTGTGGTAGTGCTTACGAATGTAGGATAAAAAGTAGCGTTTGTCGTAGTGTCATCCGTGATGGCCGTGTTGGTCGCATTAGTCGCAGTTGTTGCCGAGGTTGCTGTGCTGGCATTGCCTGTCAAAGCTCCTACAAAGGTCGTGGAGGTTACAGAGACCAACCCTGCAAAGGTTGTGACCGTGGCTCCCAAAGAAACGCTTGTAGACCCGATTGTGACACTTGAATTGGTCAAAGCTGAATTGGGAATGCTGGTAAGGCTTGCTCCAGATCCGCTGAAAGTCGTTGCCGTAAAAACTCCGGTGGAAGGATTGAACTGGAGCCTGGTGCTGCTGGTGTATTCTGTAGTCAGGTTTCCGCTAGTGGCACTTGCGAACAAAGGAT